GAAAAGCAGCAGGCAAAAAAGCCTTCCCCGTTCATAACCTTGTTTATCGATCAAACCACAGTTATCATCGGTGGCATCTCGGTGGAGATGGACACCACACCTGAGCTGGTAAGAGGAACCACCATGGTTCCCCTGCGTTTTGTAGCTCAAACACTTGGCTACTACGTAGATTGGAAAGACCCTGTAGTTAATCTAACCAGCAGTTTTTAACGCTTGATTTAATCGTTTATTCTGTATTCCATAATTGTGTATAAGTTTGTGTGATTTTCTTTTAATGGTTGTATCAGCTGAAATGTAATGTATAATAATCTACAAACCTAAAGTAGGTGCTAAGGTTTGCACTTGACCACCTAAGTTTTGATCACAGATTTATTCAAAGGGAGGGTGAAGTGTGTGGTGAGTAATCTTAGGAAAACCATTTCGTTAGTTTTAGCTCTGGTTTTGGTTGTTACTGTTTTCCCATTGCAAGCTTTCGCTGAAACACCTGCTACTTCAAACGTTGTTAACTTTGATGACTTTGACAAGGTGAAGGAACAATTCATTGAGACAATTAAGGACAGTGCTGAAAAAGCTGATGTTACATTGGACACTGTTGACATTGGTGGCGGATTTGTTGTAACTAAGGATGTTTACGAGGGCATAAAAGCCCTTGGAGGCAGAGCCAAAGTTATCATCGAGGTGAATCAGGCACCATTTTTTGAGAGTGGTAACACCAACCTCAACGCATTTAAAGATCAGGCAGATAAAGTTCATGCAGAAGCTCTAAATCAGGTAAAATCAGCAGTTCCGAACTTCGTTAAGCAGTATGATCTTTATGCCACTGTGAACGGTTTTACTGGCGTTGTTACNTTGGATCAGCTAAAAGACATACTATCTCTGGCAGGAAAAGGTAGAATCGCACAGGTTTACATTTCCAAGCCTTACACTGTGGACATAGTTGGAGAACCAATTTCCTATAAAAGCATGCAAGAAATTGGTGTTAGCCCAGATATGGTTAACTCTGCTCCGCTCATTGGTGCACCTGAGGCTTGGAACCTAGGCTATACCGGATCAGGAACGTATGTTGCTGTTATTGATACTGGTATTGACTACACTCACGAAAACTTCGGCGGTTACAGTAGCTTCCCAAATGAAAAAATCCCCTATGGCTATGATTTTGCAGACGGCGACGATGACCCCATGGACCACAATGGGCATGGTACTCACGTTGCTGGTACTGTTGCCGGGGTTGGAACGGTAGAGTTCCAAGACAAGAGCGGCATTTTTGTTCCCTTAAAGGGTGTCGCTCCAGATGCCAAAATAATCGTTTGCAAGGTTTTTAGCGATTATGGGCCTTACGCTTACAGTTCTGACATAGTAGCAGCTATTGAATACCTTATCCAACTTAAGCAGAATGGTGTAAACGTGGTTGCCGCAAACATGTCACTGGGATCGGATAAAGGTTTTGACGACCCAACAGATCCTGAACAGAAAGCCATAAAGAACGCTTATGAAGCTGGTATTACTTTTGCAATTTCCGCTGGAAACAATGCATTTTTCGACTATGCTTTGGGTCCAAATATCATCGGAACAAATCCGGATGGCAAGTACACTTCCTATATAAAAGATCCTGCCAGAGTAGGTGCGCCTGGCGCAAGTCGCTATGCCATTACTGTGGCAGCTGTTAACAACCAAGGTACGGTTTTGGAAGGTCAAAAGCTCAAATTTAACAACGATTACGTTATGTACTTAACAAGTCCTGACTCCCCAGATCCTGTTTCAGTGTTCAGTCAGCAGCCAGTCACCATAGTGGACACCAACAGTCAGTTCTGCACATTGCCCCAGAACGACTACAGCGGGAAGGTTCTTCTAATTGACAGAGGAACCTGCACTTTTGGAGAAAAAGTGAACAACGCACTAGCTGTGGGTGCCAGTGGAGTGGTGGTAGGCAACAACGATAATGATGCTTCTCTCATTAATATGGCATTGGGCACTGCTGCTAACACCATTCCAGCAGTATTCATAGGTGGTCCTGATAAGTTGAGACTTAGAAGTGCTATTCAGGATGCAGGCGGCTCTTTACAGGTTGTGTTCAGTGATGAAATTGCTAGAAGCTATGCTGCTACTGACCCTAACGGTATGGCGAGCTTTACTTCCTGGGGTCCAGCACCTAATATGGCATTCAAGCCCACTGTGGCAGCCCCAGGCGTTGCCATATTCTCTTCAACCCCGGGTAGCCAATACGCTACCATGCAAGGTACGTCCATGGCAGCTCCTCACGTAGCTGGTGCCATAGCTGTGATTAAACAGGCACATCCTGATTGGACACCAGACCAAATAAAGCAAGCTTTGGTCAACACGGCAGAGCCCATATCAAGGTACAGTCCACGTGTTCAAGGAGCAGGCAGAATTAATGTTGCTAAGGCTGTTAAGAATAGTGTTTTCATAACATACAACAGCCAGCCTTACGCAGAATTAGGTTCGTTTACAGGTAACAAGACCATTACGCTCACCATTACTAACAAAGGCTCTACAACATACACGGCTAACATCACTGGTTACGTAACCACCAGTTTGGAACAAATCGTTTCTGGAAACCAAGGAGCTACCTATACTGTTGGAAGCGTTTCTGCGCCTGCTTCAGTTACTGTGGATCCAGGGGCTACCAAGACGATCCAAGTGACAATACAGCCTTCAGAAGATTGGACGAATATTTTCGTTGAAGGTAGAATTCTTTTCACTTCCAGCGACGGGGTAAGGGTTTTACCGTTCCTTGGTTACTTAGGTGATTGGTCACTTTACAGTGATAAGGATACTATTAAAGGTGACAGCAAATGGCCTGACAATAACAACATCATTGATTTACCTTGGTGGAATGATGATTCATGGAAAGGGTTAACAGGCAAAGGGTTAACAGGCGTGTATTATCCGTACGACGGCGGGCTTTACTACATTGGGAGAAAAGGTGGACAGTTTGAGCCTAAAGCTCTTGCCATAAGTGCCGGATCTGAATACAGTGAATGGAACGATTCTCTCGTAGTTGGTCTGGGCATGCTTAGGAACGCTCGAGCTCTGACTATTTACGTTCTTGACAGTACAGGCAAGGTTGTTAAGACCATAGTTTCGGAGAATTTTGTGCGCGCTGCTGTGAATTCTAGTAACAGTACGACTGCCGCTTTAAGGACGGGTTGGTCAAAGCTTTGGGAGTGGGATGGTACTGACCGTAATGGTAATTTTGTTCCAGAAGGACAATACACCATAAGAATTGTTGCCATGCCCGACCCATTGATAAGCGACGAAACTAACCTTTTGTCCACACAGGTTATGGACATACCTGTGAAAGTCGACAAAACACCTCCAATTTCCAGGATATCAGACTGGAAGAATGCGACCGCAACCATAATTGACTTTGAGGACGAAGAAAGTGGTGAAAAACTTGAAGTTAAGACCATAATACCAACTTCACAGGTCTTCAGTTTAGTTGCCACTGGTACTGATGACAGCACTATATTAAGCTATTCTTTGTTCTCCGCAGACAAAGCTGCGGCTCGTGACACTTTAAACACTGCTACTTTCACTTACGACGTGTTACAAACTGCACTCAAGTGGACGGGCACGACCAATCTGCAGGATGGTGCTATTCTCGGAAATGGACTCTGGGCAGAAGATGGTGCTGGCAATGTTGGAATGGGCGAACTTGTATTCATCGCTTACGATAGTCCTTTTACTAAGGTTGGTTTGAAGAATTTACAGGCTATGGCTGAAGGGGAATACTTGAAAATGAGCTTCAATGTTCTTAATGCTCCAGGTGCTACTTACCAAATGACTATCAAAGATGGCAATGGTTCTGTAGTTCACACGGCTACTGGAATCGCTTCTAACATTGGAAGCGTGTCTGAAGAGGTTATAAAATACAAGGTTCCTGCGGCCGGCAAATACACAGTAGAAGTATCTGCTCAAGACATTTATGGGAATACTGCGTCTGCAGCCACTAGAGCATCAACGCATTCCAGTGAAGACTCCGAACATGAATGCTCATATTGAATCCTTCCATGCTGTCCTTGAAGACGAATGCTACTCCCGGCACGAGTTTCTGAGCTTCCAGGATGCATACTGTCAAGTGAGCGAGTACATGCGTTACTACAACGAGCGCCGTCGTCATGGGAGTCTGAGATACAAGCCTCCCAGAGAATACCACAAAGCAATCATGAGAAACGATTTGAAACCTGAAGTTATTGCTGCATAATGTCCAAAGTTAGGGGTTTGAACCGGTCCATTCGGTAGATGAGGTGAAGGCTATTCTGGAAAAGCATGGCCTTCTATAAAGAACGAAGACATAACGAACAAGGAAATAAAGCACTGCAAAGCAACGCAAAAAAGCACACTGCTTCAAAGATCAAGGTTTTTTATCTTGATTTTTTGGAGGTGCGATATGCTGATTGCATGGCAGTATTTAGATAAAAAAGCGGCTGCTGTTGAAGCTTTGAAAGATTATAACAGCATGCAGTACATTATCGAACACAGTGATGAGGATATATATGAAGTTGAAACCCGTATGACAAGCCCTCACAGTGCAAAGATTACCGGAGTTCCGGGCAAACACAATCCCAAAAGCGGCGAAGAACGCCTTGCTGCTTGCCTTGACGAGATTGATGTGTTGAAAGAACGTTACAGACGGGCATTAGAATATATGGAGTGGTTCAAGCCTGCTTGGGAAGCCCTGTCGGAGGAAGAACAGTTTATACTGACAGAATTTTTTGTTAATGATGTGAGCAAGACAGAAGCCGTAGCAAACATCGGAGAGAAGCTGTTTCTTGAAAGAGCACAGGTGTACCGTAGGAAGGATAAGGCACTTAATCATCTGGCACTGCTTTTATACGGGAAGTAGTAATGAGATTTTTATGAGATGTAAAACAAAGGTATCCAATATATAATGATATCGTGAAAAAATGACATTAAAACGCATAAGCCCTTCGGGGCTTTTTTTATGCCATAAAACGGGAGTGAAGAAAGATGTACGATAATTGTTTTGGCAGTAACGGAAGGAATGGCTGCAATATCCTGACTGTACACAAGTGCTTGCAAGATAAATGTTCCTTCTATAAAAGCCCCCAGGAGTTAGAGGAAGATAGGAAAAAGGCTTATCTTTTGCTTGCAGCTTTACCACCCGATATGCAGCGGTATATTTCGGATAAATATTATAATGGTAGGATGCCATGGGTAAATAACAAATATGCTATTCAGTGTTCAAGATGAGATTTTTATGAGATGAAATTCATTATAAATCCAAATATAATGGTATTGTGAAAAGTTATGAATAAGCCTTCATGGGATGAACCTGTGAGGGCTTTTTTTATACCCGTAAAGGAGGTGGCCAGATGCCAAGAAAACCAAAAAGGCCTTGCTCCTTTCCCGGCTGTCCTGAACTGACGGACGGAAGGTACTGTGACATGCATCAAAGACAAGTGGATGCTTATTACAACAAATACGAACGAGATCCCCAAACAAGAAAATGCTATGGCCGGAGATGGAAACGCATCAGGAACAGATATATCTCAGAGCATCCGCTTTGCGAGGAGTGCCAAAAATACGGAAGGCTTACACCAGCCGAAGAGGTACATCATATTATCCCTTTATTCAAGGGCGGAACCAATGCAGACGGCAACCTTATGAGTCTGTGCAAACAATGTCACTCATCGATCACTGCCCGCGAAGGAGAACGATGGGCAAGACGGTAGGGGGGGTCAAAATCTCTGGTGAAGCAGTTTTGTGCAACGGGCGGGGGGTCACGCGCGAAAAATCGCAGTTTCAAACGGGGTATATCCCCTGTTTATTTTTACATGAATCGAGGTGATGTGTATGGCAAAGGACGGTACCAACCGCGGCGGGGCACGTATCGGTGCAGGACAGAAGAAAAAACCTCTGGCGGATAAGATTTTGGAAGGAAATCCCGGCAGACGAAAGCTCATGGTAATGGAGTTTACGGATGCTGCGGAACTGGAAGGAGAGAGCATGCCGCCACCGAGGGATTATCTTGCTGCAAAGCAGAAGAACGGAAAAACAACACTGGCAGTGGAAATATACGAAAAAACATGGCAGTGGCTTAAGGAACGCAGGTGTGTTCACCTTATCCCTGCGCAGCTTATAGAGCAATATGCCCAGAGTGTGGCGCGGTGGATTCAGTGCGAGGAATGTATCACTGAATTTGGCTTTCTTGCTAAACATCCGACAACTGGCAATGCTATCCCGTCACCTTATGTGGCTATGAGTCAAAGCTTTATGAAACAGGCCAATAACCTGTGGTATCAAATTTATCAAGTCGTGCGGGAAAACTGTGCTACCGAATACAAGGGGGCCACTCCCCACGACGATGTGATGGAAAAACTACTGACAGCCAGGAGGGGTGGCTGATGCATAAAACAAATTCAATCTTTCTTAGGGAACTAAGAAAATATAAAGACCATTTAACGAAGCAACAGTTTAAGACCCTGCGGGGACAAGTAATAAACGGAGATTGTGAGGGCGCAAAAAAGGGTCTTAAGAAAATATTGAACAGGAGAATGCAAGATGAACATACAAAAAATATCTGTTGAAAAACTTAATCCAGCAGCATACAACCCGCGCAAGGATTTAAAACCTGGCGATAAGGAATATGAAAAGCTAAAACGGTCAATAGAGGAATTTGGCTATGTGGAGCCTGTTATCTGGAACCAAAAAACAGGTAATGTGGTAGGCGGGCATCAACGCTTAAAGGTTTTGCTGGACTTGGGACAGACTGAGATAGACTGCGTTGTAGTGGATCTTGACCCGCAGAGAGAAAAAGCGCTTAATCTTGCTCTTAATAAGATTCAGGGAGAGTGGGACGAGAATAAACTGGCTGAACTGATGGCTGAGTTGGACGCAGGTGCATTTGATGTTTCGCTTACAGGGTTTGACGCTTCTGAAATAGACGAACTGCTTAACCGATGGTACTCCAAAGAGGCGATACAAGACAGCTTTGACATAGATAAAGCGCATGAGGAAATTGTGCAGCGCGAGCCTGTAACGAAGCGGGGAGATATCTGGCTTCTCGGGAATCATCGCTTGATGTGCGGCGACTCTACTAAGGATGAGGATTTTGAGAAGTTGATGGAAGGGTGTCACGCACAGATGGCAGTGACTTCCCCTCCATATGGGGTAGGCAAAGAATATGAAAAGGCCGGGATTGAACCATGGTTCGAGACAGTACGCCCAGTGATTAGAAACCTGTGCAGGTATGCAGATATTGTCTGCTGGAACTTAGGTGATCTCTATGCCACCGGCTCTCAGTTTATTGAACCCACCAGTGTTTACAGTGTGAACATGTTTTTGGAAAACGGTTACCGCCCTATCTGGATCCGCATTTGGAAGAAGCAAGGGCAAAATTTCGGCGTAGGACCCTATCATCTTGTTTCAAACAAGCCGGTTCAGCAGTATGAGTATATTTCAGCCTTCAGCAATAAAGGAGAAGTTGAGGAATATAACGATCAGGAATATGTATGGCTTTCAGCCTTTGCGGGACACAGTTATAAATTTGTGAAACGGCTTACAAAGGAAGAACGCAAGAAATGGGGCTATGCTGGGATATGGGAGATGACCACTGTCCGGGCAAACAAGGAGCATCCTGCAATGTTCCCTGTGGAGCTTCCATGGCGGTGCATCAAAATGCACAGCGACAAAGGCGGTATTGTGCTTGAGCCGTTCTCTGGTAGCGGAACTACTATAATTGCGGCTGAACAGACCGAGCGCAAATGCTATGCGATGGAGTTATCGCCTATTTACTGTGATTTAGCTGTTAAGCGCTGGGAGGACTTCACCGGCGAAAAAGCTGTCAAACTGGAGGGTTAAGATTTATGGATATACTGAAAATACCAGCAGAAAAACTAAAACCTTCTAAATATAATCCGCGGAAAGATTTAAAGCCTGGTGACCCTGAATATGAAAAATTACGTCGGTCTATTGAAGAGTTTGGATATGTAGAGCCGGTCATATGGAATAAACGCACCGGGAATATTGTCGGCGGACATCAGCGTTATAAAGTACTTACAGCTTTGGGGTATAAGGAGATCGACTGTGTTGTAGTTGATTTGGATGAACAGCGGGAAAAGGCGCTCAATGTTGCACTGAATAAAATCAGCGGCGAGTTTGATATTCCGCTTTTGACTGATCTGCTTATGGATTTAAATGAAGATGGCTTTGATGTTTCTCTTACCGGGTTTGATGCTGCGGAAATTGATGAGTTGTTCCGTGATAAAACAATCGCTAATGTCAAAGAGGATAATTTCGATACAGAAAAGGCAATTGCAGAGATTAAAATTCCGGTTACCAAAAAGGGCGACATATGGGTACTTGGCAGCCACCGTCTGATGTGCGGCGATAGCGCCATGCTTTCAGATGTGCAAAAGCTGATGGACGGACAAAAGGCGAGATTTGTTTTCACCGACCCACCCTGGAATGTTGATTACGGTTCAGATACCAGGCATCCAAGCTGGAAGCCAAGACAAATTCTAAATGACAATATGAGCACCGAAGAATTCGGCGCTTTTTTATTGCGCGCTTTTAAATGCATGAAAGAGGTTTCTGAAGTCGGATGCATGACCTATGTGGTAATGAGTGCTCAGGAATGGGGCAGTTTGATGAACGTCATGCGGGAGGCAGGGTATCACTGGTCGAGCACAATTATATGGAAAAAAGACAGCTTGGTACTATCAAGAAAAGACTATCATACCCAGTACGAGCCGATCTGGTATGGTTGGCTTGAAGGAACACGCCTTTGCCCGCTTAAAGACCGTAAACAGTCAGATGTTTGGGAGATACCCCGTCCTAAAGTATCGGAGGAGCACCCTACCATGAAGCCGGTATCGCTTGTAGCAAAGGCAATACTCAATAGTTCCCATATTGGAGATTTAACTCTTGACCTGTTCGGTGGTTCTGGTACGACAATGATTGCGGCACAGCAGACCGGGCGGGTTTGTTTTATGATGGAGCTTGACCCGAAATACTGTGATGTGATTGTAAAGCGCTATGCTTCACAATTTGGCGCAGATTCAGTATTCTTGGTAACAGGTAGTGAAAAAATACCTTACGCGGAAACACAGATTGATTAAAAATGTCCTTGCTTTCCCCTCAAAACAGAGCGTTAATGTACTCCACCAAAAAGGAAAGGTGGGATTTTTTATGGGAATCAAAAATGTTTTAGCTTATTTGAGGGGAGGTGTATGGCATGAGCAATAACAGCTTTCGCTTTTCACAGAAGATTGTCGGCCAGGAGAGAAAAGCCATTGCCTCGGTCATAGCTGAAGCCCTTGAAGGCCAGGTGCGCTATACCGGAGCGCCGGGTTTTGCGTATGAGGTAAACGACGGGAGCACTGCTGGTAGCTGGACGGTTGACAGGGACAGTGTGGTTCACTCGCCGGAAATCCGTCTTGATGAAATCAAAAGCATCCGTCCCGTTATTGACGCGCTGAATATGGCGGGTTTATCTGCAGAGGGAACCATGACAATTACTCTTTCTTTGGAGGGCTTTGGCGAGACAAGCCTTGAAAACCTTAGAAATATGCTGGCCAGCAAAGAGACGTTAATTAAGAAAGCACTGTCGCTTGACCGGGAACTTGAAGTATTAGCTGAAAATGACGAGATTGCCTTCCCTTTCTGGAACGCGAACCTAAATGCCGACGAGGTGCAGACGTATATCACGCTTGTAAAGCAGATGGCAGAACAGGCAAAAGCTCAGAAGCGTGTGCTGCGCACCGAAAAACCGGCAGATAATGAAAAATACGCTTTTCGCTGTTTCCTGCTTCGGTTAGGATTTATAGGAGATGATTTCAAAACCGAACGCAAGGTGCTGCTTTCAAGGCTGTCCGGCAACAGGGCGTATCGGAAAGGCAGAGCAAAGGCGGTGGACGAAAATGAATGATTTTCATAGCACCGCCTTCTTTGTCAAGCATCCGTTTAGAATAGAGGATTTAAAAGTGCCGCATCGGTATGAGACGAGGAAACGATTTGTAGTTGTAAAAACTATCGAGCTATCAAAGATTGATTATGATAACTTCGTTGCCGACCTATGTGTTGATCGCATTTTCATTGAGGAAAATAAAGGGCTTTGTCACGTTAATGAGGATGGAGTGTGGCGTTGCCTGCTGGTTAAGCAGCGGGGACAGTCTGATGGAGTGTTGGTAATGCCGGATGGTAGAGATTACCCAAAGTATGCCGCATATTATCCTGGAGAGGAGGACGAACTATGAGTGCAAGAGGCTTCCCTTCAAAAGAAACAGTCCTTCGCATTAAAGAGCAGTATCCGCCGGGAACACGTGTTGAGCTTATCTGCATGGATGATCCGTATTCTAAGCTGAAACCGGGAGACCAAGGAACAGTATCTTTCGTGGATGATATCGGAACTGTTCATATCAACTGGGACTGCGGTTCTTCTTTGGGTGTAGCCTATGGTATAGATGTGATCAGAAAGCTGTAAATGTACACAAATTAAGATGCGAAAAATCTTCCAAAATCCAGCGAAAACTCATGCAGAATTGCCTTGCTATCCTGTGTTTTCAATGGCCTAATGTACACTGCCAAAGGGCAAAAAACACAGAGAAAGCGAGGAGAAAGCGCAATGCTTACAACGAGATTTGGAATCGAGGTAGAATTGACGGGGATTACAAGAAAACAGGCGGCAAAAACTGCAGCAGCTTTTCTTGGAGGAAGGATTGAATCCAGTGGAGATTATTACGATACCCAAAAGGTTATAGCACCGGATGGACGGATATGGAAATTCATGAGCGACGGGAGCATCCGGACTCAGAAAAAGGAAAGCGGCCGGATTGTAGCGGCAGGCCGGGAATATAGTGTCGAGTTGGTAAGTCCGATACTGACATACCGCGAAGATATTGAAAC